GTCGTTGCAACGACCCCGCTCGCCGTCCACGAACTGGTGCCGGGTGTCCACGCCGCCGCCGCGGGCGCCGTGCGGACGATCGTATAGGCCAGCGGCAGAAAGTTGTTCGGCAGCGTCGGAAACTGCGGGTCGAAGATCAGCGCCCCCGGTGTCGTGGTCACGCCCACCGAGGTCGCGATGATCTGGCCCTGAACCAGCTGTAGCGCGCCCGCCGCCGTCTGGCCGAACACCAGCGCGCAGGCCTGGTTGGGCGCCAGCGCGTTGAACACAAGGCCGGTCCCGGCATCCGTCGTCGGGCTGGCGGCATTGGTCTGTGCGGTCAGCGGGGTGACGAATTTGCCGTTGATCACGCCCGCCGTTGTCACCGTGCTGGTGAAGGTGGAGGTGGTTCCGGCGACGGCGGCGCAGTTGACGAAATTCAGCGTATAGCTGGCTTCAAAGTCCGTAGTGTTGGCCATGTATTGATGCTCCTTACAGCAGCACGGTCGGGTCGACTGCACCCAGCGGGCTGACGTAGACTGTGGTGGCGGTGTCGAGCGGCGTGGTGCCGCCGACGAACGGGCTGGCGTAGGTGATGATCAGGAACCCGATCAGCGCCTTCTTCGCCGGCGGCTGCGGGAACAGAACCGCGCCCAAGGTCGCGCCGGGCGTGCCCGGCAGGACGGTCAGCACGCCGGCACTGTCGACGTAATAGGCAGCGACGTTGAAAGCGCCCGCCGCGATGCCGATGCCGGTCAGCGCCGGCAGCGCGGTGCCAGCGGCGACCTTGACCAGCGTCCCGCCCGCCACCGCGTAGAAGTCCGCGCCCCCGATCTTGGGAAACGCAGCACCGCCCGCGTTGATCACCAGTCCCGCCGAGGTCAGCGCCTGCGACGAATAGCGGTCGCCGAGGGCACTGAGAACACGACTGAGCGGATAAGCATCCATAACGTTCGAGATACCCTGCAGGTATCTCCCGATTGTATCAAGCATCAGTATTCTCCTTTACTTGATACTACTTACACCAGCACTTTCGAGCCAACATAGCCAACAGCCATCCAACCAGGATTCTCGATCATGACGGCTTTCCACCACACCGTGCCGGCGTAGCCGCGCTGGCCGAGCGGGTCCGACTTGGAGGTCTCGCCGGGCGGCAAGAACGTCGGCTTGAGGCTATCCTTGCCGCGCAACGCGATCTGGCCCCATGCGTCCTGCGCCGTCACGATGAACGGGTAGACGTCGAGCGAGACGCCGGTCGTCGAATACAGCCCGGTCGCACCGATCGCCGCGCCGCCGTCCTGAATCGACGGCAGGTCAGGCGAGGTGATGAACCGGAACCGCTCGCACTTGCCGATCTCGTTCGGCAGCGGCGAGCCGGAGGCGTAGGATTCGGCCGGCACGAAATTCGGCAAGTCGCGGATGTCCGGCTCGAGGTCGGTATGGCAGTAAACCGTGTAGCCCTCGGCGACCGCGTCGGTGCCGAAATTCGCCGATGATTTCAAAACCTTATTGACCGGTTTGCCGTGGTTCGCCTGCAGGTTCTTGGCGATCTTGCGCACCATGCCGAGGGTCAGCCCGCCCGCCACCGTGGCGATTGATGTCCCGGCGCCGCCGTAATACGCGTTCGTGCATGCCCGCAACGCGCCCCAGATGATCATCTCGTTGACGAACGTCACCCGCTCGCCGATCTGCTCGATCATTGCCTTCGGGATGTCGTCTTCGTACAGGTCGTAGGTCTTATCGGTGAACCCGTAGAGGCACCCGAACTGCTGCATCACGACGGTGATGTCCACCGGCACGATGCTGTCGGGCGGTGGCGTCACGCCTTCCTGCACCTGGTGCGCCTGGGCGATGGCCGCGCCGCGGTCGCCGGTGCCGGACTGGTAATAGGCATTGAGCGTGGTCGGGTTGGTCGCCGTTGCGCCATAGGGCAGCCAGCGGCGGGCGACGTAGGTGTCGCTGGCGTTACGGGGCATCGGGATCTGCCGGCCGGTCTTGCCGAGCACCTCCAGCGGCACCGCATGCGCCAGTATTTCGCCTTTGTATTTGTTTATTCTGCCGGGAGTTAGCGTGAAGTTTTGCATCGCCATGTGAGGTTGTCCTGTGATTTTAGCGGAGAGAGGATTGCTGTGTCATGGACGCGCCTCACGGTGAGTCCTCATCGCATCCGGTCATTGGCCGGAGGGATGACGCATTACCGGCTGTTGAAGCCGGCCAGAAATTCGTCGTCTTCGGATGTGGCGGAACCAACGCCTGCGTTGTCTCCGCGTGGCTGCACCGCCCCCCTGATCCGCTCGGCTCGCGCGTTGTCGCGTGGCGTCGCCGCGGGCTTCGCGGTGGTCTTGGTCTCGTTTTGAAACAGACGGATTGCCCGGCCGATTACCGAGGCTGATTCCGAGCCGTTGATCCGGTTCTGGTAGGCGACATCCTTGGTCGCCAGCCATTTCCGGAACGGATTGTTCTGGTCCGGCTGCTCGCGCGTCACGTCCACCGCGCCGACGATTTCCCGCCAGGTCGGATAGGCGTCCTCCAGGGCTTCGATCTCGCGCTTGCTGGTGTATTGCGCCAGCATGCCTTCGAGCTTGCCGGGATCGACGTCAGCGGCGCCGGTGCCGGTGTAGCCCTGCAGTGCGGCCTCGAGGGCAGAGCGGAATTGTTGAGCGAGTTCCGGAAAGTCGCGCTCCATAGCCGCGAACGCGTCCTTCGGGATCTCGACTTTCTTCCCGGCCGGCGTCCCGGCCTGGAGGTTGTTGAACAGCTTCTGCAAATTGCCCGCTTTGCCGAACAATTGGCTGATTTGTTGGTCATACGACGCCGTCTTGGCGGCGGCTGCCCTGACGTCAGCCCAGTCCTGCTCGGTGATCCGGACGTATTTCGGCTCCACAACCTTCTCTCGTGGGGTTGCCGCGAGGTCTGGCTTGTCCGGTTTGTCCGCAGGCTTGGCTTTGTCCCCTCCCTCGCGTGCTCGGTCGCCCTCGAAACCTGCCCCGAACTCGGCATTCTCGCGGGCGTCGTCAGCCGCTGTCGTGTCGGAGGGTTGAGTGCGGCTGACGCCTTCCGGCACATCAGTCCGCTTCGCGGCCTGATCCGGCGCGGTGGTTTCCTTTTCAGCCATGGGTGGTATTGCTCCGTTACGCGGGCGCCTTGCGGTGGCCGCTAGTCTCCGGTCATAGGCCGGTCATCGCCGAGGGCGATAAGCACCTTCAGCGTTTTGATCTCGCCGCGGATCGCTGCGGTGTCGGCTTCCGGCTGCACGCGGTCGTTGCGCTCGCGCGCGGCGGCAAGCCGGTCCTCGAGGTGGCCGCGCAACCGCAGCCATAAGCCTTGCGCCTTGTCGTGCTCGGTGAGGGCGAACGGCTCGGTCATGCCGCCTTACCAACGGCGACCATCTGTCGTATATAGGCGTTGTCGCGGCGATCATGCCGGACCAAAGCCGGAGCCCAACCGATGAGCGCCACAACACCCGAGCAGGCCGAGAGAGAGGCGCTTGAAGCCGCCTGGAAGCTGCTGAACCTCCAAGCGGACACGCTGCTGAAGCTCTCACAGGCCAAGACAGAGCCCTGGAAGCTGGTGGTCGGTGGCGTTGGAACGGGTGCGGCTTTGTTCGCCGCGGCCTTTGCCTTCGCAAAGTTGTTCCTGTGACGCGCGACCTATCGGCATTGTTTGCCCAGCTTGGCCTGACGACGGGCGCCACCGCACGCCTGCTGGGGGTTGATGTCCGCACCGTTCAGCGTTGGGTCGCGGGCGAGCGCGACGTGCCGGAACCGGCCTGGCGGCTGCTGAACCTGGCGCTGGATCTGCCGCAGGCGCGTGAACGGCTCGCATCCTACTGCACCGACTGATCGAACGCGTGCCCGCGCGCGGCTCGTCCTGGCACCTGGACCGGCGGCTTGGGCGCTTGTGGCGTGCGGTGCTTGCGCATCTCGTGGGCGTTGTTGGCCGCGTTCAGATCCCGCTCGGTCTGCAGCTGCATCGCCGTCTTCGCCAGCTGCGCCTTGGCCTGGTCGAGGCTGATCTTCATGCGGTTGGCGTATTCCATCAGCGCCTGCTCGTGCTGCATTTGCAGCCCGTGCGCCTTCAGGGTCAGCTCGCCGTGCACCTTGGTCTGCTCGATCTGCGCCTTGCCGCCCTCCAGAACATGCGCGGCCGCGGCGATCTGGCCTTCGGCTTGCGCGGTCTGCTGGTCGACCTGCTGCTTCATGACGCCGAGCTTGAGCTGCGTGTCCGCGGCGATCTTGGCGACGGTGACGGCGGGCTGTTCCGGCGGCGGCGCGGCGGCCATCTTCTCCTGCTCCTCCTCGGTGTATTGCACCGCCTCGGGGTTCAGCCGCTTGCTCTTGAGGAACAGCTTCGCCCATTTCTTCGGATCAATGCCGTAGATCGGATTGGCCGCCATGTTGCCCATCTGCGCGATCGACTGGTCCTGAATGGCCCGCTCGACCAGCGCGATGGAGCCGTGCGCGTCGATCTGAAACTCGCCCTTCTCCTCGTTCGGCACGTCAGGATCGAGCAACAGCCACTCGTAATACTGCCGGATGACCGGCTCCGTGATGTAGTCGTCGAACGCGTAACCAATCGAGCGCAGCAGCTGGTTCGCGTTGTTGTTCTGCAGTTGCGCCGCGCCGAACGTGTCCGGCGTCGTCGCCCCCGACTGGCCTTGCGCGATCAGCGGGATCGAGGTCGTCTCCTCGGCGAACCGCTCGCCCAAGGTGATGATCTCCATCAGCTGCTGGGTGACGTTCGGGATCTGCACCGCCATGAAGGCCTGCCGCACATCGGCTGGGCCGTCCTGCGTCTTCTCCCAGATCTTGTCCGGCGTGATGGTCCAGTTGCCGTCCGCCGGCCGGATCGCCGCCATGTCGATGACAAACTGGCTGCCGGCCGACTTGCCCGCGTTGTTCAGCAGCGCCCGCAGCGCGGCGTTGGTGACCTTCTGCGGTGTCCGCATCTGCTCGGCGACCCCGACACCCGCCCAGTGCTCCGCCCGGCGTTGCCACGGCAGCGAGTGATACGGAAACGAGCCGGAGTCGAGTGGATTTATCGCGGACTTCACGACTGAATCATTGATCAGCGTGACGATGCAATGCGCCTCGTCGGGGCAGTCGTCGTCCGAGGGTGGCTTGCCCGCCGCCTGGTCGATCGCCTGCATTTCGTCGCGGGTCAGTTCGCCGTGGAAATACCAGACCGTGAACCGCCCCTTGTTCTTCCCGTTACCGGCCCCGCGACCCTCGCCCTCCACATTTGCCTTGTCCGGGCCCTCCTCGAGCACCTTGTCGATCTGGTCCGCGATGTAGCCGGGCAGCTGCTTCAGGCCACGCACCTGGCGCGCCGACATATAGTCCCGCTCAAACACGAAATCGCCGTCGTGGATGTTCTCGCCGCACGCCGGGTCCGGAAAGATGTTCCACGGATCCACCCAGAGCGCGGCTGGAATGATCTTCTCTTTGATCTGGAGGTCGACGCCGCCGCCCTTGGCTTCGGTGACCGCCATGACCCGCTTTGCCCTCGGGGTTGGCGCCTTCAGCACGCCGACGCCGATGCGAGCCGCGTCCGCGATGACTTTGCGGATTTCGGCGCGATACTGCGTCTCGGTCATCCAGTCGTAGATGCGTGTCTCGGCGGCCTGGGCCCGCTTGCGTGCCATCTCGATCTTCTCGATCGCGAAGTCCTTGACCGTGAGCGGCACGCGCGGCGGCCCCGCGGGAGCAGGGACCGCCGGCGCGGCTGCGGCATCAACCGGCGCGGGGAGAGCGCCAGGAGCCGTCGCCTGAAGGGCGCTCTGTGCGAGCGACGGGGGAACGCCAGAAGCCGCCGGCGCGGCGGTTGCGGGTGCTGCAGGAGCCGCCTCGCCCCTCCCTGGCGGGCGGGTCAGCGGCATGCCGAGACCGCTATGCACGACCTGGCTGTCGTCATCCTTCGCCGCCAACAACTCCGGCACCGGCATCTCGGAGAACGAGAACGCCTTGTCGTCGGCCGGCAGCAGGATCTCGCCGAGCTTGGCGACGCCGGCATCGACGTAGCGCGAGGTCAGCCGCAGGTAGACGGTCGAGCGGTAATCGGTCTGCTTTGACTTGCGCCCGGTGGTGACCGGACCGTCCATGCTCATCGGCTTGGCCCAGCGCGCGCCGTCGAACTCGCTCCGGTTGGCGTCGTCGATGCCGAGATAGGCCTCCTCGCAGTCCTTCCACGTCGCCTCGATGCCGGACATCGCCCGCGCGCCCTTGGCCTCCTCGCGTTTCTGCGCGATCTGCACACCGATAGCGGCCAGCACCGTGGGCGGCGCCGGCAGGTGCGGCTGGATTGCCGCCGCGACGTCGTCGGGCAGGTCGGAGAGACTATCGCTCATCGAACGACTGGCATCCAGGTTGTTCCATATGTGATTTGAATTGTCCGCGATCTGAGGCTAGTGTCTCTGACATCGGCAAGGGGATCGGCCCCTGCCAGATCGAGGGATTACCCAGATGAGTGACGCTTCCACCGACCGGCTGACGATTGATGAACTGATCTCCCGCATTGAGCGCCAGCAGGCCGAAACGCGGAAATTCGTCAACGAGGCGTTCAAGCTGGCTGCCGAGGCGGACAAACTGCGGGCTGAAGAAAAAAAGCTCGGACGCGACCGTCTGCTCGCGCCTTGGCTGGCCATCATCGGTCTGATCGGCGGCATCATCACGATCGCATCGACAATTGCCCGCTGGAAAGGATGGGGCGGGTGACCCCGGACCGCTTTCGAGAGTGCCTGCAACTCCTGGATTGGTCGCAGCGGGGCGTTGCGGCCCTGCTCGACATTAATGAACGGCAGGTTAGGCGATTCGCCACCGGCCAATACCGGATACCGGACCCGATTGCCGAGTGGCTCGAAACGCTGGCCCGGTTCCACGAAGCACACCCGGCACCGATGCCGGCAACCCCTGCGCCAAAATGACGCGCAACCAGGACTGTCAACTCCAATGCGTATCACTAAGACGATCGCCTGCATCACCCTCGCCCTGGCACTGGCGGGCTGTGACGGAGGCAACTATTCATCGGGCGGCGAGAACTCGGACGGCGACGCAGGCGCCGCGCTGCTGCTAATGGGCGCGACGGCGTTCATGAACGGCATGAACCAAGCCCGCCCGGTTACGACGACATGCTTTACAACCGGGATGATGACGACATGCCAATAGGCTATCCTAACAAACCCATGCTTGAGTCGTAGTTCTCGAACGGCCTGACCGTCGGCTTCGGCCGCTCGCCCTCGTTCCTGATGCGCTCAACGATCTCCGCCAGCCCGCCCCAGGCATCGGCGGCATGCGATGCCGCATCGTGCGTCGGCCCGGTCGGCTCCAGCGTGGTCTTCGGCACGTTCCGCTTATAGCGCCGCAGCCGGTCGAGCAGATTGCCAGCCCCCAGCAGGCGTTCGGGCCGCTCCGGCGGCGTGTCGAATTTCGAGTTGTCGATGTAGCTGCGCGGAAACATCATCCGCGCCGCCCGGATGCGCGCCTCTGGATCAGACCGCGGGATGATCTGCACTGTGCAGCCCAGCCCCTGCAGCACCTTCTTGGCGTTGGTCCCGCTGGTCGGATGGTGCTGCTCCGCATCGTGCGGCAGCCAGTCGGTGCCCCACTTGTAGCCGAGCCGGTCCATCGCCGAGAGCATGGCGGCATAGGTGAGCCGGTTGTCCTCGATGTAGTTGATGACGTTCAGCGCCGACGGGTGCGGCTTCTGCACCATGATGACGCTCATGCTGTCCGCCCAGCCCAGATCCCAGCACCGATGCACCGGCAGGCGCGGATCGTAGGGTATCGGGCGGTTACGTCCATCGGTGATCAGTTCGACTATCTCAGTCGCATAGATCGCACCCGCTACCACCACGCGCGGGCGACCGTCCCAGATGTTGCTGTAGTCCTCCTTGCTGTGGATCAGGTCGTATTGCCGCAGCCGCTCCTGCTCGTCGGACCACCAGCCGCAGGCGACGGCGTCCCGCCAGTTCAACTCGGCAACAACCGCACCAGGCGGCGTGTTGACAATGAAACGGTCCCACACCTCGTCGGTATCCATATCCGGGTTGAAGGATACCCAGCATTCGGAGCCCTTGGTGCGGAACAGCGTCGGCAGCAGGATCTGCCAGGACCGCTTGCGCACCGACTGCCCTTCCTCCACCCAGACGATGTCAAACCCCTCGTAACTTTTGATACTATCGACGGTCTGGTCGGACAGGCCGGAGAACCGGAACAGCGTATCCTGCACCGTGCCTTTGATGGCGTTCTCGGTCGCGACGTAATAGGCGCCCAGGTCGAGCGCCTGGATCTGGTCGGTCAGCAGCTGGTGCACCGACTGCGCCAGCGACTTCTGCGTTTCACGAGCGCACAGGATGCGCAGCGGCTGATGCACGCCGAGGGTGAGCAGCGCCCGGGCAAACGACCACGATTTGAGCGACGACCGCCCGCCCCAGGCCACCTTGTATGCGTGTCGCTCTAAAAGGAAAGCCAGCTTGCGTGGCAACTGCAGCCGCACCAGCTTTTCGGCCGGCGGGGCGGTAGTTGTCGGCCGACGTTTGAGCGATGCGCTCACCCGTGCCACTTAATTGCCTGGTAGCGATCGATCGCGGCCTGTGCGACGACGCGGAGCGTGACGTCACCGGGATTTTGCTTCAAAGCGTCGACTGCGGCGTGCGTGGCTTTAAGAGCCTCGATACGGCGGACAAGCCACAGTTCCTCCGCATCAAGCGCAAGCTGGCGTTTTAGCGATGTGCTCATCCCAGCGCAGCGTCGTCCGTCTCGTGGTCGATCGCCTTGCCGTCGTCGTCGAGACCGAGTTCCGACAGGATCGCCCGCGCGACATCCTCGTCAATCCACCCACCGGCGATGCGGGCCTGCTCGAGCAGCGCGGTGATGCGCTCGAGCGCGGTCATGCGTGCTGCTGTTTGCTGTGCGTCTTGGATGCGTCGGCATCGGCCTTGGCCTTGGCGGCATCGGCCTTGACCTTGGCGGCGTGTGCCTGATCGGCCGCGGCATCGGCCTTGGCCTTGGCGGCTGCCTCGGTCTGCGCCAGCAGCTCGGCGCGGGCAGCGGTGGCCTTGTCGACCGCCTCCTTGGCGGCTGCCTCGTGCGCCGCAACCTCGGCCTCGGTGACGCCGGGCGGTGGAGGCGGAGGCGCGGCGTTAGCAGCCTCGTGGCCAGGATCGAGCCCGAGTTGTGCCAGCAGGTCGGCCGCGACCGCGGCATCGGACCACTTACGCCCCGCTCGGTGGCTTGCCAGGACAGCCGTCGTGCAGTCGATATTTGTAGTCATGGGATGATCCTCCGAGGGTTAGCCAACGAGTTGCACGTTGCGGCGGATAGCGTCAGGCAGTGCGGGCCGCGTGGTCTGGTTCTCGATCCGGGGCGCGGGCGCCTCGCCCACCAACTCCACGATGACGCGCATCGGGGTATCGGCCAGCCGGCCGTCGTCCACGACGATGCGCTCAGACCAGCCCATCCGCGACTGCTGCCACCACTTGATCGCCGCGAACTCGCCAGCCTCGATCCGCTTGATGTGCGCCAGGATGACTTTGGTGTTCAGTGCAGCCGCGCCGCAATCCAGTTCCGCTGCGTAGTATTTGCGCAGTGTATTCTCGCAGATACCACGGCACCGCGCGATATCTTCTTGGGCGATGCCACCAGCCACCATCGCCGCGACAGTCTCGCGATCGACCTCGGTAGGCTGATGCGGCGGCCTGCCATCTCGCTTTGGCTCCGGTTTGGGTTTCGGCATGGTGCGCTCTCGCTAATACTTCTGTTTCATCGCCGGAGCGGAAGCCGGCGTTGGGTTCTTGTCCGCACCGAAACCGGCAGCCAGCTGGTCATCGGCATTTCCAGGAGCGCCCTCGCTGCCCTTGTCGGCCTGCAGGATATCCAACGCGGCCTTCAGCGCGGCGCCGATGCTGTCAGCCGGCACGCCTTGCGAAGCACCGCCCCCGCCGCCCATGCCGCCAG